TAATGCGCGTGCCCCGTGAGGGGTGGTCGTTCGGGCTGTGGATCAGTCGTACGTGAGCGTGAACGCGAGTCCAGGCGTGCCGCCGCCGGCCACGTAGTGCTTGGCGACGTCGGCGACGTAGAGCTGCGAGTCATCGTTCCACACGATGCCCGACGCGGCGTCCATGAACGCCTTGGCCAGATTGTCCACGTCGGGCTTGGACGTGTGCGGCTCGACCATCATGGGCCGCTTCTTCCAGACCAAGCGACCGGGGCGCGCGAACCAGAACATGAGCGAAGCCCGCATCGGCCCGTCGTACGGCGTGATGCCGAGCGCGACGAGTTCGTGGCGAACTTGGGCCTTCCAAGCGTGGATCGGGTGCTTCTTGGTCGCTTCGAACATCCGCGCGTGACCTCCGATGACGCCAACGCGGTGGCGCGGCTGCGCGATCGGCTCGCCGGGGATGAACCCTTGGACGACCCTCATTGACCACCCATCGTGTTGTAGCCCTTCTTTCGCGGCGCAACGCCACGGACGAAGCAGCGCAGATGAACCGCGTCCCCGCCTTGCCCGTACCAGTCCGCGCCGAACTCGTCGCAGACGACGCATCGGGCCTCGGGATCTGGCACGGGCCGGGTTCCGGGGATCGGCTCGGCCTTGTTCACGCGCCGCCGATCCGGGTTCTTGTGAACCCACCGCAGGCGCTTCCCGGCCTCGCTGGCGTGAGGTGATCGTCGTGGCGGCATTAGAACGGGATCTCCGCGCCGTCGGCCTGGATCGGCTCGTAGCCGTGCCACGTCGTGGCTTCGCGATCCGGCTCCGCGCTCACTCCGGACTTGAACGAGCCATCCGGCTCCGGCGTTTTCTTGGTCCACGCGCGGTGAACCAGATGGATGATCGCGCGCCGGCCGACGAGTTCTTCGGACACGCCGCCCGGTTCGTCCGCCGCGAACGCGATGGACTTCTTGCGCGTCAGTCCGGTCATCGGACCCTCGAGATACCAGCGGTCGAAGCACAGGAACTTGCCCGTCCCGGCCTGGACGAGCTTGACGTTGATGTTGCCGTGGCCCTTCCTGTCGATCTGGTGCTCCGCGTGCGCAATCTCGCAGACGTAGCGACCCGGCGCGGCCGGCGAGAAACCGCTCGGCGGCGGTGCGTTCTTGTCGTAACCGTATGCCATTGCTCAACCCTCCGTGTTCTTGATTTCTGGATGGATCTCGGCGACTCGCGCGAGCGCCTTTTCCGCAGTCGTGGTCGGCTTCGGAGCGTCCGTCACCGCCACGACATCGGCATCGTTCACCGTCTCGGCGTCGTCCTCGGAGACGTACACGCGGGAAAGCGTGTCGCGCTCGGTCGGCGACAAGTGCGACAGCGGCAGGAACTTCATCGAGTGGCGCACAACGGTCTTGACGAACATGTCATCGGGCCACTTGTTCCAGATGTCGCCGCCCTTCGTGAGTGACGCCTGCTTGCGCCGCAGGATGTCGGCCTTCTTCATGAACCACGCCTTGCGGCGTCCGTCGGGCAGCGTCACGACGCAATACGCGCCGATCATGTTGGCCTCGTCGCGCGGCTTGTCGGACGTGGCGCGGTGCTTCAGGAAGTCGCCTTCCGTGCCCTTCCAGAACTCGAACTCGTCACCGTCCACGACGACTTCGCCGTCCACGTCGAGCGCGGCCCTGGCGCGCGTCGCGGCGAACGCAAGCCCGCGCCAGCCGAAGATGCACTGCATCTCCGTGACGCCCTTGTCTTTGTTCGCGAACGGCACCGGGTACGCATGACCGAACGGGCCGGGCTCTAAGCCGGCTTGCGCCATGCGCTTCGCCGCGTGGTACACCGATTCCTGCGTGCAGTTGGCGAGCTGCGGGTTGCGCTGCATTTCGGACAGCAGCAGCCCGATCAGGCGCTTACTCGTGAGGCCACCCACGACGTCCTTGGTGATCTCGGCTTCGCGCGCCTTCAGAAACGTGCCGATCGTGTCCACGCGCTTTTGGAGCTGCGACAGGATCGCTGGCGGCTCGGCAACAGGCACGGGCGCGGCCTTCGCGGGCGCAGGCGTCGGCGCGGTGGAAAGCGGTTGCTGAATCGGTTTCGTCGGCTCACTCATTTCTCAGCCCTCCATGACGGCTTCAAAGAACGCACGCCCTTCTTGGACGCGCGATAGGTGACAGTGAAATCAGGCGTGCGGATGCCTTCGGCGGAACCAATCAGCTCGATCAGGTCGGCTTCGGCGTCGTCGTACTCGGCGCTCGCGCGGTCGTAGGCCAGATCGGCTTCGCGGAACCGCTCGACGACCGCGAGCACAGATGGATCGTCGGTTTCCAGCATCGGCCCGGTGTTGCGCGGCCAACGTTCTTTCGCCCATTCGTCGCGCGAGTCCGGCAACCACCCGCGCGGCGCAACGTCCGCGAGCACATGGTCCCGCCAGAACGATTCGGCGACCGCGAACCAGCGCAGGATGAACTCATCGTTTCGGATGATGCGGAAGCAGCGGAACTCGAAGCGGTAGCCGCCGAATAGGACGGGCATGTCGCAGACTGGCGCTCCGGTGACGGCCATGTGCGCCTGCGCTTGCGCCCAGTACCACGCGGGCACCACGTCCGAGCCTTCCGCGCCGAACTCCGACGCGACCGCGCTACCGACGGTCTTGGCTTCGACGACGTAGGCGCAGCGACCAGCGACATACAGCGCGGCGTCCGGCGTGGTAGCCATGAACGGAAGCGTCGGGTGCTCGATCGTGCCGCAGCGGTGGATCTCCGCGCCGTACGTCTCTGAATACCAGTCCAGCACCGTGTCCTCAAGCCGCCGGCCACGGATCAGCGCGGGGTTGTCCGGCGTCTCGGGCAGACGGCCTGTCTTTCGCCGCCACACCGACAGCGCGTCGTCGCGGTCGGACAGGCCCATGATCGCGGCGCAGTCGTGACTACCGACGTAAGTTTTTCGGTCGCGTTGGTCAGTCTGCATCGGCGGCCTTCGCGAAGTCGAGCAAGCCGGACTCCTGCGCGTTCTCGGCGCGACGAAGATTCTCCGATGCCTGCTCGAAGTATGACCGCTTGAGTTCGATGCCGACGAACCGACGGCCCTCGGTCAGCGCGACGTGGCCTTCCGATCCGATTCCAGCGAACGGCGACAAGACGGTATCGCCTTCGTTCGTCCACATGCGCTGCGCGCGGCGGATCACTTCGAGTTGAAGCGGGCAGATGTGCCGCTCGTCTTTCTCTTCGCGCGCGGATCGGTGTTGGAGCGTGTCGGACGGATTGATGTCCATCCAGACCGGCGACGCATACTGCTGCCACGACGAAACCGGAAACGTTGCGTTCGTGTGTGTGACGCGCTCGGGATTCTCTCCAGGCTTTCGCATCGTGACGAGATAGTCGGGGATGCCCTGGCGCGAGATACATGAGTCCTTCTTCAGCTGCTTGTGAAGCAGACCGATTGCCTTCGTGCGTTGCATCGCGGTGACGGGATCTTTCCAGATCACGACTTCGGAATGGTGAATCCACCCGCACTCGACGAACGCGCGGATGAGTTCGCCGCGAAAGTCGAACAGTCCGATCATGCCGTCGCGCACCTTACTCGTCGGCATCAGCATGCAGTGAAACGACAGGTTCCGACCCGGCTTCGTGACGCGGTACAGTTCGGGAATCAGGTATCGAAAGTGCGCCATGAACTCGTCCATGTTCGCGCAGTTGCCCATGTCGCGGTCGCTCGCGCTGTAGGTGTAGAGCGACGCGAACGGCGGCGAGAAGATCGAGTAGTGAACCGACTCGTCCTCGAGCCCTCGCACGACTTCGACGGCATCACCTTGGTAGAGCGCGAACCGCTTTCCGGTGGTTTGATCGAGAACCTTCACGAAGCATCCTTTCCGACCCAAGCGGGAACGGTCATGGGGAGTTGCGGGTTGTATGCGTTGGTTTGCCGAGCGGACACGCCGACGGCTGCCGCCATCGTTTCGCGCATTCGTTCGACCATCTCGCGCGACATACGCTCGGCATCGGCTTCCTTGCGGCGGAAGTTGGCGACGATCGCGGATTCGGTTTCGGCGCGAATGACGTGGACCGTGACCGGCTTTGCCTGACCGAAGCGCCAGCAGCGGCGGATCGCTTGGTACGTCTGCTCGTACGAATGCGAAGCGCCCGCGAAGATCACCGTAGCGCAGTGCTGCCAGTTGAGGCCGAACCCGCAGATTGACGGCTTACTGACGAGTACGCGGTAACGTCCTTCGGAAAACCCAAGTAGCCGCTCGCGCTTCGTCTCGCGATCGTCGGACCCGCGAACTTGAACAGCGCCAGGAATGCGGCGCTCAATCTCGTCGGCCTCGTCGTTCAGTTCGCACCAGATCAGAACCGGTCCGTCGATCGCGGCGAGTTCAGAGGCCTTTTCCGCTCGACGTTCCATCGTCATGCGTCGTGTCGCACGTTGCTCCGAAAGCGTGTTCGCATCCGGCGCAAACAGGAGCCCAGCTTTCTGCGCGAGGTTGTCATCGACCGAAACGACGTGCTCTTTCATCGTGAGCGGCGGAAGGTCGTAGCCCTTGTCGTCGAATCCGATGTCGCTCGGTTTCTTCAACGTGACGGCCCAGGTACACACCCAACGCCAAAACAGATCGACCGCGTGCCCCTTGAGTCGCCACGTCGCGGTATCGCCGCCGTCGTGACAGAAGTATTCGGCCAGCATTTCGACGCGCGATCGAATGCCGAGAAATTCCGCATGGTTGCCGAGTTCCGTGTGATCGTTCGGCGCTGGCGTCGCCGTACACGCAAGCCGGAACGGTGCCGCGCCGAACGCCTCGATGATCGCGGTTCGCGTCTTGCCGTCGTATGCCTTCAAGATCGACGACTCGTCAAGAATCACCCCAACCCATGCCTCGTCAGTGAAGTGATCCAGCATGTCGTAGTTCGTGATGACAATGCGCGAGTCAGTTTCGTTTGCCGCGCGGGCATACTCGACGTGGACACCGAATCGAGCGGCCTCACGGACGGTCTGCTCTGCGACCGCAAGCGGTGCGAGGATCAGCACGCGGCCAGCCGTAGAGACGTTCCGTGCCCATTCGATTTGCATCGCGGTCTTCCCTGTGCCTGTGTCGCTGAACACGGCGCATCGACCACGGCGCAACGCCCAATCGACGATGGCTCGCTGATGCGGGAACAGATGCGGCGCAAGATCGCCCGCGCGCGGACACGCATCGAACGCGACCGACCGTGATTTCGTCGCGATGAACTCCCCGTAGTCGCTCACTTCCGCACCTTCTTTCCGTTCGTCGCCTCGTACTCGGATCGCACCCTCCGCAACCTCGCCCGCACCGTGTCGGCATCGGAGTCGAGCGCGGCGGAGAGCTTCAAAAGCTGTTCGCCGTTGAGCACGGCTTTTCCAGCGAGGGCCTGCCCGAGCACGCGGTGGTCAATCTTCGCGCGTTTCGCGACGGCTTGGATCTTGAGCGATCCGTCGAAAAGTAGGTCGATGTTCATGCGGCGTGGAATAGCCGACGGCGCGAATGGCGTCCAACGGAATCACGAAGGAAATGCGAAAGATCCTGCGTCAGTTTTCTTCGGATTGCGCCGGCGTTCTGCCGATGGGGTTTAGAATCGATGGCATCGCGGCGCGATGGTGCGCCGTCGGCGTGAGGGTAGATATGACTGAGCAAGCGGCGACGTCAGTGGTTGACTTCCTCGACACGAAAACGCCCAAAGAACACCTTGGCATCGCGTTGGCTGTGCTGCGCGAGTTCTTGACGAGCCACAACCATGCCGAGGACATGAGCGCGAGCATGGTTCACTGGGTCAAGTTCGATCAGTTCCACGAGTTCCTTGCTCACCTCGTGGACGGCAAGGATCTGCGGTTGGACACGATCGCGTATCGCGCATGGGTCGCTGAGAACCGACCGAAGTAACTACCAGCC